TATCTTCCAGGCCGGCACGGAACTGATGGCATCAGAAATCCTATCGAAAAAGACCAAGCCTGAGCAGCTTGGCAAGGTCATCGTCATGTTGGCTGATAAACCTCTGAAGAAAAAAGCATCGACGGCTAACCATGCCCCGCGTGGGGCTGGCGGCCCACCTCCTGCAGACTTTGACGATGACATACCTTTTGCTCCACCATTCCGTGGTAAGCAACTTCTGGCTATCTGACCATGGACATATCTACCATCCCACAAGAGATAATCATCGCACGGGGCCAGTATTCAACAATCCGGGCTGTCCACGAAGATCAACTCAAGCGCCTGCAAATTCTCACCGGTCAGCTTAGCTCTGCTGGCTCACAGATTCTTCGACTGATGCAACCTGAAGATGGCGAGCCATGCGATATCTCTGGACTTCTGAAGGATGCACGGGCAACGATAGATCAGATTCAGCAATGCGCTAATCAGATTAACGAGTTGGCAGCGCAAAAAGCCGAATTAAAGCCTAAGGCTTGGCCAAAGTGAGCAACAAGCCGTCCTAGTGGCGGCTTTATTTTTGCATTCTGTGCTTGCATTGCTTACATATGCATGATATGATTCATTACATACACAACAGAAGGAGGATGTGATGACTGGTAGGCAAAGCGCGGCGATGGATAAAGCGCAAAAATTGATTGAAGGCGGCATGTCTGTAAAGGATGCCGCTAAGAAGACGGGCGTTGTCCTTAATGGTATTTACCGCAAGGACTGGTACAAAGCTTTGCGAGCTGCACAAAAGGAGCAATCCAAATGAGCATCGACATGTACAGCGAAAAAGTAGCTGACGCCTCGGCCCTGATCCGCGAGTTCGCCAAGTGCGAATACTTCGAATTCTTTGCTCGCAATCCTGAAGATGCGCTGAAAGCATTCATCGCTATGCAAGATGCAGCAGAAGCTAAGAGCGCTGCCCGCATTGCCGACCTTGAAGCGCAAGTCTCCGCACTCAAAGCAGCAGGGGGAGTGCCGGAAGATGAACTTCTGGAAGCTGAAAACAAGGGATATGCGTACGGGCGTCGGGGTGGATTGCTGGAAGCGGCTTCCGTGGCGCGGGAATTGTACTGCAATCATTGTCATCATCACGGCGTAAATGGTCTTCTTGACCGATGCAAAGACGCAGAACAGGTATTGATAACTCTTGCTGAAAAAGAGCCTGTCGCCGCCCCTCAAGCAGCAGAACAGACCAAACCGAATAACTAACCACTTACAGGTGATTTCATGCGCCGCACTTTTGGAAAATTCAACGATCAATCGACGCCTTTGCTTGTGCTGGGCACTGGCCTGTGCCGTGCCGCTATCTTCTCGCCCAGCTGCGATCAGGGCAATCCAGAGCCAGGCCAGCGCGGAAAAGATGGCTTCGCACGCAAGCACTACGCAATCCGCTGGATCGGCCCGGCGCGCTTTGGCGCTCCCTGCACGCAACTGGGCCTGTACGGCAGCGCGCAAGAAGTAATCCGCATCGTCAAAAAGCATCTGGACAAAGTCCAGTACCGCTAACGCGCCGGGGATAAGTCATGACCGACAAGAACATCATCAACGGCAATTTCAATCACAAGGGCGAGCCGGAAGGCCCCGCAAAAGAGGCAGACGGCTGCCCAACAGAAGGCGCGGTTCTTAAACGCTTCTGGCGCTCGATTCAGAGCAACGGCAAGCTTTGGGATGCTATTGGCGAATACGCCAGCACGCACGCCGAATTTATGGATGCTAGAGGAGCGGCCATGACCGAGCGTTACAAAGCATGGCAAGAAGCGCGTGCAAATCTGGTTGCGATCATCGGTGAGCGCGCTCCTGATGTGCCTGCTATGGCCGCCACCCAACCATCTAAGAAGGAAGAATAAGCGATGAGCGACGACAAGAAATGCAATTGCAAGGCCGATCTGGAAGCGAAGCTGCTGGAGCGCTTCAAAGAAAACAGCCCAGAAGCCACGGAGCACGGCGTGTCGCTCCAGGGTTACACGCTGCTGATCGAGGATAACGGGCTACGACAGGCTGGCTATATGACCGCCGCAGCATCGGCCCTGTACCCGCTTAAGAAAGGCGGCACTAAGTTGAAGAAGATCACGCAAAACATGATCTTCACCTTCTGTCCGTTTTGCGGCGTCAAATACTAAGGAATGACATGGACAACAAAGAACTTATCGCAGCCGGCGCAAAGCTGGCCAACACAGCTTTCAATCTAGCGCAGCAAGCAGGCTTGGTACTTACGCCTGAAGTCTGTGCAGGGCTATCGAAGTGCCAAAAAGAATGGGATGAGGCCGTTAGCCGCGCACCAGCACCACAAGCAGCGATACCGACTGAAGGCGTACCGTTCCCGCCGCTGGAATTCCCAGTCATGACGCACGACAAGCTGGGGCCGCTGTGGGATCGGCTCGGCATGCAGATGTACGCGCTGAAATATTCGGATCTGGTACGCGCCGCTACCTCTCCCGCTCCGGCAGTAGTGCAGATGACCGATGAGCAGATCATCGACATTTGCGCCAAGAATCTGCCCACCATGTATCACGAAACAACGGATGATTGGCTGGTCGAATTCGCTCATCTCATCCTCTCTGCTAGTGGGGTGCGCCATGAGTAAGATCAAGACTTGGCAGGAGCGAAGCGACGAAGACAGCCGCGCATCTAAGCCGGTGGAATGGCCGAAAGTCTACATGGAAGCCGAAATCGCCGAACTCCGCGCTGCTTTAGCATCTAGCGCCACTACCGAGCAGCCGCTGCGGTATACCAGCGATGGCGAGCTGGCTGAATGCCCGTGCTGCGGATCGCTGGACGTAGGCGGCGCACATAGCACCGTGCATTGCTATACCTGCGCGCTCTCGATGACTCGGACCGGCCCGCTGCAAAACGCCATGGACGCATGGAACCTGCGCGCGAAAGCTGCCGCCCCTGTTACCAACCTGGCTGCGGTGATACGGCAATTGCAGCCAAAAATGCCGGACTACCGAGATTATGCGCTGGATAGTCATGAGCGCGGCTGCCATCGTGACGGCTATCGCGCTGGATTTAAGTCTGCGCTCGCCGCCGCTGCTTCTTTGGCAACGCTGGAAGCGCCGCCAGTCGCACACCTGAAGAATCTGCACCCTGGTCAACTGTACGACATCTGCTGCCGACAAGCACACGCTGTGAAGGAAGCCGATAAATGCATCAAGCGCTATCAGGAAAAACTTGCGCAGGCTGAAGCTGCCGCTCTTGCTAAACAGGTTCCAGCGCAAGAGCAGGACAAGTGGGTCAGCGTGAATGATCGGCTGCCTGAGCTGTATACCGAAGTTATGGTGTGGCCGCATCCGACCGACTACTGCAACACGGCAGAGATGGACCGCAAAGGCTGGTATTACGGCGAGTACGTTCAGCACCACGGGCATGAGAACGTCCGTCTTGATTGGCTTCGCGTCACGCACTGGATGCCACTCCCACCCGCGCCAGCTCAACTCGCGCAAAGCGCTGATAAAGCGGAGGGATGAGCGATGAATGCACAAATCGATCTATTCCCGCACGACGCGGCTGCAGAACTCGCATACGCGAAGACGTGTGTTGAAGGAATGGAGTTGTCGCCTGAGGCGCAAGCTCTGTACGAGCGCGAAGGTGCAGATCGGTTCCGAAAGTTCCACGGCAAGCTTTTCGCAGCCTCTCCAGCACTCCCCCAGCAAGCGGAGGGAGAGAAGCCATGAGCGGCGGGCTGCTGAACGTGGCAACGCACTGCCGCAAATGCCTGGCCCGGCTGAAGCTGGAAGAAATGCACTACCTCGCCCACGACGACGGCACGGCCACCTGCAACAAGTGCGAGTCGGACTGGATGCGCGCGATTGCCGAATGGCGTATGAGCAAAGGCAACAAGCCGATGCCGGAACGTCCATAACCCATTCATTTCTCTAAGGGAGAAACACATGAACAAGACAATTATTTGGAACCAACAAGGAGACATCCTGCATCAGTGCGACAGCGTGGAAGAGGCTGAGGAACTGATTAAGGAATGCCAGTACGAAGAGGTGTACCGAGATACGAAGAACGGCGATACGAACATCGCTGTGATCGACTTCTAAGGAACGTTATGACCACCACCGAAAGCCATATCACCTCTGGCAAAGCAGAGAGCACGATTGATACGCCGGATTTTGCTCAGATGATCCGCACAATCTGGCTGACGGCAAGTACGAGTCTTGCAGAAGATCGACTCATCGAAGCAGTGGAAGAAATCAAGCTCTACGGACTTCAGCAGTATGTCGCTGGTAAGCGTGACATGCATGAAACCGATGTCGCATTGATGTCCACATTGAGCGAGCGCGTCCAACAGGCCGAAGCCGTGCGCGAAAAGGATAAGGAAGAGGCACGGCTGGAAGGCCGGCGCGACATGCGCGAAGAATACGTGCAGTTGACGAACCAAATCAGCGAGATGATCGAGCGCAGCACCAAGGCCAATGCGAAGATCGCAAAGCTCATTCAGCAAGCGGTTGAATTGGAAGCCGACCGCGACCACTGGAAAGCCAAGGCAGAAGCAGTGAAAGAAGCACTCGAAATTGGCCGCGACGCAGCGCATGAAGTGGCCGAGCGATGCCACCAAGAATTCGCAGGCTACAAAGAGCATCGGCATAAAGCAGTTGATGCCGATGTGGCAACGATTGATGCGGCTATCGCACTTCTCTCGCCCGCACAGCAAGAGCCATCCGGGGAGAAATGATGCTGACTATTGAACGATTGAAGGAAGTCTTTCATTATGATCCAGCAACCGGAGAATTTATCAGGGTTGATGGTTCTGCTCGAAAGATCGGACGCATCCATGAAAAGGGCAACATTCAAACTAGCATTGACGGTGCGAATTACTCTCTTGGTCGTCTTGCTTGGCTGTATGTGCACGGCGTTTTGCCATTTCGTGCTATTCACAAGAATGGCGACAAAAGCGATCTGAGAATCGATAACCTTGAGTTGCCGCATCCATCCGGGAAGCCATATTTCGGTGTTGGCAGATTAGGCGAAGGGCCGCATTCAACGTCTCAATCATGCATAACGTTCAGAGCATGGCAGCAGATGCTGCGCCGGGTTCATGGTGCATCTAATCGCGATTACAGCGCCTGTAAAATCCATCCCGACTTCTATGAATACCAGACGTTTGCATCGTGGGCGGTGAAGCAGATAGGCTACGGCACGCCTGGATTCCACATTGATAAGGACTTGCTGTCGAATGGTGAGTTGATCTACAGCCCGCAAACCTGTGTTTTTGTGCCGAACCAGATCAATATTGCCATTCGCGGTATTCCAGCAAAGGAAAGCGGGCTACCAACTGGTGTTGTAAAACGCGGGCCACGGTTCTATGCCTCTTACATCGACAAAGACAAATATGTACCTGTCGGCGGCTTTGAATGCCCTCAGGAGGCATCTAGGGCTTACCTCAAAGCAAAGCAACGGCAACTTACGGCATTAGCCGATGAATGGAAGGACAAAATTGATCCACGCGCATATAGTGCATTGCTGACTTTTTATGGAGTTGAACATGATTGATAAAGATCAAGCCACGCCAGAGGGCGACGATGATCTACTCGACGGATATACGAAATGGATGCGCGAGAGCAGCGTGTTTCCTCATTCTGATGATAGGAGACATCCTTTCAAGGCATTCGAGGCTGGGCACAGCTTTGCTAAACAGCCGCGCATCGTCACCAAGGACAACGCAGCAGCTTTCCTTGAGGAAAAGCTGTGGGAGTTCATCGATGCCGCTGGCAATTTCCCCGGCGCCAAGCCTGACGACCGCACCTGGGGCCATTTGCTGGCGTACATGCCAAAGCATGTACCGATCCCGGCTTTCGTATTCGAGGAGCGTCGTAGCGAGGCCACGCCAGAGGGCGTAACACTTGACGATCTTGCTGTTTCCTGCGGCGCAGCCAGTATGGTAAGCGCGTTCACGCATCCAAATGGGCCACGTACTGCCGTGAAGTTTAAAGTTGGCGACGGCTCTTTGGAACGCTTTGTGGCTGCACTGTACCGCGCAGCACCTCCCCAGCAGGTAGAGAAATAACCATTACTTGCAACATAGCCGATGTAAAATTTTGCTGTACCGAAACCAGGCCGGTAGCCTGGAATATCCTGAAGGAGTATCAGATGAAAAAAGCAATGTTTTCAGCAATCGCAGTTGTTATGGTTGGCTTGGTAGCTTGTGGCGGTCAGGCAAAAGCGGCACCTCTGAATGAGAATTTCACGGCCAACCCCGCCAACACGGTGTGCAGTATCAAAGGAGCTACTGGCATCGAAAAAACTGCCACTGGCGTCAACATCTACCGTTCTGTCCCTGCGTACAATAATGCGGGTGCGTTTGCCGGCTTCGTACGCGAAACCAAAGGCTGTGCTGACATGAACGGCACTGTATGGGCCAACATGCAGGCTCAGGCCGCAGCTAACGGCCTCGTGCGCTACGGCTCGTCAAACAAATATCTGTCGGCAAAGAACGCGGAATATTTTACCTGCCCAGATGGTACCAACAGCGTGTTCATGTTCGGCTATGGTGCTGAAACGTTGAACGACGCCTGCGCCATGTTCCAGACCGGGAAAGGGATGGGCAACTGATGGCATAGCCCCGCTTCGGCGGGGTTTTACTTTGCAGCACCTTTGATCTTTTCAACAGTCCTCAAGCCGCCTAACCCCAGCATGCCTAGCAAAATTGTGCTCATCTCGCTATAGTCAAATTCAGGCAGTGTAACTGGATGCCCAAAGTAGGAAGCTACCAGCACCAGCACGGGGCCACCTACAAACTTGAACGCAAATGCTGCGCCGCATGTCCAGCCGACAAATGGCCTCCACCCTGCTACGAATAAGGAGCTACTGCCTGCCTCTGCTTGGTTAACGTTCAATTGGCCTTGTAGCAGAACAAGTGCGCCAGCCATTTCTTGCTTTTCCTGCTCGCTCTTATCAGGCCAAATGCGTGAAATAACGCTATTTGCCAGATCCATTCCGGCAGTGATTGGGTCCATAGCCATCAGAATACCTCCATGTTGCGTACGATACGCATAGTCCAGCCACGAGAATTCTCAGGCCAGTTTTTAAGCTTAGTGAGGTATTCCAGGCGACGACGATTGAACGCCATCACTACTTGTGCTGGGTTAGATGCTCGCACAGCTTCAATGGTTTTGGGGCCAATGATTCCATCTTGATTTACGCCTACGGAAGCTTGCAGCCAACGAGCCGGAGAGCCACCGTGATACGCTGTATCGAACACGTGGAAGGCAATAGCAGGAGGTAGTTGGTCACAGCGTTGTGGCGTCCAGTAATTTGACCGGGCGATTTCTTTTGCTGTCGAAAGTGGTAGGTCTTTCATCTCGCCTAAGTAGCCCAATGCTCGTGCTACCGCCTTCGTGATGCCAAATTTTGTCTGACCACCTGGGTCATCTGATAAGGGGCGATCTGAAAATTCGCCCTCGTTTTCCATCAACCTGATAAAAGCATCATCGAAGTTCAGCATGGATCACTCCTTAGAAGGCGCACGCCATTCACGCACCAGCTTGATAACTTGAATAGCCAAGACCACAGCACCGGTACACATAGCTAGACAACCTGTAATTGCACCAGTCCACCCAGTAATAATCTCAAGTGTTGTCGCCGCACTTGACGCGCCAGGAACACCTACTCCAACAACTAGAGCAACTTTCGGATTACTAGCCGCCTCGATGATGGCTTCTTTGGCGCTGTCGATTTGTTCTTTCATATCGTTTCCGTTTCAGGATCTGCCTAATTCCCGACACAATAAGCGCCAGGAAGTACAGAGCGCTCGTGATAATCAGCATCGTAGCGGCCCACATAGAAAAGTCGCAGGTATTGTCCATAAGTTACCCCATCAATGATCGTGTAATACAACCATGGCGGGATATGGGCCATATACGCGCAGAATCCTGCGACATTGACGACCATCGAGGCGATGCATGAGGCCTGGATATCGTCACACAAACGCCCCGAAATCAAACGGGGCGCGCTATACAACAAAAGCCAATCTACGGCGGCGGCCGTGCCAAAGAAAAGGAATCCTGCCTCGTCCGTGGGCGGGAGCATCAGGCTTACCATCGCTAAGGCATGTAGCTTTGCTGTCAGCCAAAAGGCCAACAACATAGCTATCCGACCGCGCCAGCCGTTCATTTTTTCTTGGCTGGAGATGACACTGGTTGAGTAGGTTGCTTCTTTGGGCGCTCAGGAACGCCGCCGCCATTGCCAGTACCCATATTCAATTGCTTCATTTTGCTTCCTTTCAGGTTAAAAATCATTTTACTAATTGAGATCGAAGCTCGATAGCTTGCGATTCGAGATATGATAAACGTTCTTGATTGCCTTCCCGTAGAGCGCGGATGCTCTTAGAATCGATGCGCATCAAATCATCAATAATCTTTGCGTTTTCTTGACGAGTCAAAACTGCTGTCTTGAGATTGGAATCAGATATTTTTACTTCTTCATCAAAATGAAGATCGTCATCAACGCGTATCGCGCCACCGATATCAATGTCCGGCATTGGGCCATCTGAACGTTCATCCCATAAGACACGCTCTGGATCGTTGTAGCTTCCGCCTTCGCCGATTTCTATCAGCTGCCTGCCAAATAATGGGTCGATGATGAGAAGACGCATTACAGGCCTCCAATCTTCTTGATACGGAAATAGTTGTCGGCCGCACTAATATTGAACGTAGATGCAGCTGTGGAATGCGCCCGCACTACATCTCCTACACCTAACTTTACAACTGCAGTAACACAGACGGCTGAACCAGAAACCGACCGGCCAAATCCAACTCGTGTAGTTGCTGTGATGTTTGCAGCAGATGTACTAAGCTGATTAGAATTTACTGAAATACCATAACCTGCACCGGTAGTTTCATTATCTGTATAGGAGATAGCATATATACCTATCTCATTAATAGTGAATGTATCCCCTAACGTAGCGCTAGAAGCATAGGTAATCGCCGTCCCTACGCTGCTTTGAAGCGTAGTGAAGCGGCGGATTGCAGTGTTAGTGCTGCCGAGACCAGCACCTGTATTGACTACCACTTCATGATCTCCAAGAGGGGCAACTGCTAATGCGCGACCATTTGCCAATTGATATTTTGTAACCCTAGCTGCCGCGCCATCACCAACAACAGTCATAGAGTCACCGGCCGCTGTAGTGATGTTGGCTGCTGTCGGGAGAATCAGATTTGGGCCATTGGTAAGGGTCAGTGCAGCATCGAATACAACTTCGCGTACCGCACCGCTTGGAATAGTGATAGCTGTAATCGTGGTAGCCCCAGTTACATGAATAAGGTTCCCGGTTGCCGTTGTCAAGTTGATTGTGGCAGCACTTGCTATATCTGCGCCCTTAGCAAAGTTGACTCTGGAACTGAAGATAAAGGGGATTACTACGGTATCGGTCCATGATGCATTTGTACCATCCGTATTCAATACCTTCCCAGCATTGCCCAACTGGGCTGGAAGTGCAGCCTGGAACGCTTTTTGGTTGACCCATCTGCTACTTACCAATAGCGAGCTGTTATCTGTAAGAGGCGGATCAGTAACTATTGTTGGTGAATTAAATGCTGGAAAATTGAACACCTGCCCATAATTAACAGAATCTCCGACATTTGTACCAACTGGAAGGCCTGTGATTTTAAAACCGCCAGAAGGAATATTGGCAAGCCATGGCGATTGACCATCACGAGTAACACAATTGGTCAAACCAGAAGCAATATCATTACTATCGGTATCGGTACGAGTAGCATCAACAAAGATACCATTTGCAGCATCTTGCGCCCATTGATAAACCCTTTGGAATACTCCAACGCCGTTATATGGCATGGTAAATCTCGCTTTCTTTGCTAAACTACCGACATTGTAATTCCAAAATACAACTCATGGAACCTTGGCTTATTGCTTTAATTGTTCGCCCATTTTTGGCGTTGTTTGTTTTGGGATTTATAGCCCTGCCAGGACGATTCTTAGTGCAGCGCTATATGCCTCAATCTCGTCTGAAATCTCTCTTACTGCTGCCCTTGGATCAGTGCTGGAACCGCAAACGCTGAACCTTGGCCTAGTGTCCTCAATACCTCGGCCGCTTTGCTTGGCGGTACTCCTGCATTTTTTAGCGCTTCTGCGGCTTTCTTTGGATCGCGCAGGGTATCGGCAAGCAAAGTGCGCATCGCATCATCACTCTGCCCATAAAGGACGTTGCCGATAGCCTTCATGTATCCTCCTGGTACACGCGCTACAGAGCCAATCCAGCTTGGAAGTCCTGCCTCGTTAATCAGATTCGACATTGCCAACTTTTGAACAGTGTCAGAGCCAACACCGCGTCCGGCATTTTGGGCCGCAGCACGCATTCCCGCATCAGAAACAACGCCTTGCAGAGTCGCCATCTGGTCTGGACTCATAATGCTGTCAAGCTTCGCCGTCTTCATGCCGGTTACGTTTTGTGCCAGTTGATCGCCATTCCGCAGCGCTTGCGCCAATGCGTCAGCACGAGATTTGAATGGTACAGTTCCAGAATCTGCCAGGGCTGGCACAAAGCGGTTATAGAGTTCCTGCCCAATATCCTGTTGGTTGATCGGCTGGCTCATTTCGGCAAAAGTGCGACGCGCCTCTCCATATTCCGGGATTCGCTGGTCAAGCAGGTCAAGGAACTCTCGCCGCGTCGCATCAGCAGCATTACGCTTAGCGCCAACAATCCCCTTGGTCGGATCTTGGAAGAGCGTGTCCAGGCTCAACTTGATATCATGCAGATTCTCGCCCGTCAGTGATGGAGGGCCATCAACTTGTGCCAATTGCTGCCCTCGTTCTGCTGCCAGTTGTCGCGCATCGCTAACTGCTGCCTGCATGGAAGGGCGCTGCATCAAAGCGCCTAGAGCGTCATCCACAGGGATAGATGCATCCTTTGCTTTTGCATAAAGCGAGTTCGTTGCGGAATCTCTTGCCGCTACTGCTGCTGCACGCTGTTCTGGAGTACCAGCAACCCCGCGCAATGCATTGACCAATGCCGCCTGTTGCGAAGTGTCGATCTGCCCGAACTCGGCAGGCTGAATCGCACGTGCTGCACGCTCCAATGATGCAATGCCGGCATCGTCAGCCAGTTGCCCGGCAGTAGCCTCAAAGCCTGGTGTAGCAGCGGTTCGCGTAGCCAGATTCTGCGCGGCTTGATCTGGATTGCTAGCTGCGCGGCGCAAAGCGCTAGCCACGATCTTGCGTTGTCCTGCTTCCGTAATTGGATCAATCAATGCCGCCTTGGCTACCTTAGCGGTTTTGACAGCCGCAGGGACAGCAGCCCCAAAAGCAGCCCCTGTACCGATGTTTTGCAAGCGGCTGTCTTTCTCTCCGACAGGCTGTAACGCGCCTTGTGCAGCGCCCAGCAACGCAGCACCGCCGATGGTGTTTGCGCCAGGGATAAAGGCCGTAGGTAGTGCTGCAGCAATAGAACCACCTACATTGCCGGTAATACCGCCGCCTGTACGCATAAGTGGAGCATCCAGTCGGCGCGATTCTTCGATATCAGCTTTTGTAGGAAGTCCTAACGCATTTGAGGTTGTCTCTGGCAATACTTCCCTAGCGAGTTGCCCTGCACCTCTTCCTAGATCAACAAATGCCTTCCCAGCCCCAGCCAACGCAAGTTGACCCCAATTCATGCCTTCTGTCGGGTCAATTGGCTTTGATTGCGCAGGCGCAGCAGTTCGCGTGCGTCGAATCTCCGCTGCCAGCATTTGAGCAGCTTCTGTATCGCCAGCAGCATCAGCATTGCGCAGTGCTGTTTCGAGTTGAGCCATGGTCGGCATTATCGGCCTCCACCGTATTTGTTCAGCAGGTCATCCAAGGTTGTCGTCTTAGAGCCACCACGTGTCTTTTGCAAAGCACCTGCTGCCATACCTCCTTGATTCTGTTGGAGGTATTTCTCATTGAGCTTTCGGATAGTGTCAGCAGCAGCTTGCTTAACCTCTGGCGGCACAGTAGGGTCACCGATACGGCCGGCCATCTCTCGGTAAAGCTGAACGTCTTTATCAGACTGAGGCCCAGACATTTTTGGCTGCTTCGCGACCAATTGGCCGCCAATTGCAGCAAGCCTTGCCGCATCCTGGCCGGCAGAAGTGCTACGCCCGACGATACCTAGTGCGGCATCCCTGATATTTCCAACGGTGCTGCCTGTTGCGCTGCCAATGTAAGGTGACGCCTCATCCAGAAGACCGATAACCCCTTGTGCATCCGAAATCTTCTGCTGGGCTTCGGGCGACTGCGCATTTTTCGCCAGATCCCGAGCCAGAGCAACCGCATTTTCTGCTTGCCCAACTTGTGCAACCTCCTGCGCTTTCGACATAAGAGGAATGCCTGGCATGCTTTGAGGCTGTTGGCCGCCGCTGCGCATCCACTCCCCTACCGCCTGTATGACTTGTGGATCGCCGCTAGCCTGTGCCGCTTGAATGATCTGCTGAGGGGTACGGCCGGCCATGTTGATAGCGACGCCGTTGGAAGCGGTGAAGTTCACGGGAGCATTCGCTTGCTGTGGCTGTCCACCGCCTGCCATGCGTGCCGCCTGCTCTTCCGTAAGAAGAACAGGCCCGTTCGGTGTATTAATCGTGATTGTGTTGTAACCTGCACGCCCTGCCGCTTCTTGGCGTGCTTTCTCACCGGCCATTTGCGGAATGATCTCAGATCCTTGAATACGATTGATTTGTGCCTGACCGTTAGGGCCGAAGCCACCTTGGATACCGGAACCGAAATCGGGAGCAGCCGCGACGAATTGACCGGTACTTGGGTTGAACACGCTTGTTCCTGCTGCCACGTTGGTAACGCCGCCAGCCTGTTCTTTGGCTAGACGCGCTTTACCATATGCTTGTGGGTCAATCCCTTGCGCCAGAAGGTTCCGCTGTTCCTCAGTCGGCGCAAGTTCTCCCTCTAGCAGTTTTCTGCCAAGTTGAGGGTCAACCTGACTAGCAGCAAGGATTTTCGCCCATCGGTCGCGTGTAGCTTGGTCAACTGGTGGTTTCCCTTCTATGTTTTCGCTTGTGATACCTTGACCATAATCTACAGGCTGATCGAAAGTACCAGCAGGGGCTAATGCACGCAATGCCGCAGCCTGGCGTTCCGCAGAAGCCTTACCTAATGCTGCTTCGTCAGATGCGTTCTGCTTTTGGCTGCTATTTGCCAAGGCTGCCTGCGCCAGTTTGATAGCTCCCAGCCATGGACTTGTAGGGATAACACGTCCTGACACAATTTGTGATTCGATTGGTGTCAAAGATTGAGCACGTAACGCATCGGCAATCTGCTGCCGCCGTTGCAGATCAATTTGCTCAGCTTGCAAGTCCTGCTGCGATGGCCCGAATGAAATAGTATTTGGTTTAATGGTTGCCATAGCTTATCCAAATAGTTTGCCCAAAACACCGCCAGCAGGAGCACCAAGGAATGCTGAACCAAGCCCGAAAAGTCCACTGGTCAGAGCATTATTCCCAGCCTGTTGAGCATTATAGTTCGCTAGTTGACCTTGATACTGGTTATTGTAGAGGCTCGCAATATCTGTGTTCCCGACTAATGCCTGAGGCACGCCCGAGAACTGCGGAGATGTCACCTGCGAACCGGAACGAAGTGCATTCAGTTCATTCAATGGTTGTTGGCGCAAATAGTTTTGCTCATTGATGTACTGATTACGACCCTGATTTTGAAGGTTGGCATTGGTAACACCTTGATTGAACAAAGTATTTTGGTTTGAATTGTTCAATTGTGCGTTATTGAACGCTTGCCCAAAACCTTGCGCTTGGGCTTGGTTATGGAATTGAGCATTTTGCAATGCCTGATTGTATGCATTTTGATTGGATGCAAGACCTATGTTAAATAACCTGGATTGCTCAGCACCACCACCAGTAATCGCACTGTTGCGGGCGTTATTATAGGCAAATTCTCGATTCCGACTGAAGTCACCTGTTGCCCTATTCCATGCGTCTGAATTCTGAGTAATACCTTGTGAGATTAGCTTATTCTCAAGATCTGATTGATCTTGCTTCCATTGCGGGTCTAGGAAAGCAGTTTGTTGATTGTATAGCGCATCTCTCTGCGTTTGCAGGTCTTTTACCAGATCAGCACCACCAATCAGGTCTGGAACTTTACTGGTATCGACGTCATTTTGTATTTTCCCGTAACCGACACCATTGATAAAGTTAGATTTATCAACTCCATTAACTTGCGCGGGTGCGCCATTATAATTAAATTGCTGACCTAGCTTTTCTGATACAGATCCAAGCTGACTTAAACCAAGATTGGACAGCGCCTGACTGATTTTGTTATCAGACTCAAGCAACTTCTGCTGTTCAGGAGACAGATTGATGTTTTGCGTATATTTTGGAATGCCATTAGCATCCACGCCATTTTGCGTATACGTTAAGCTCCCCCAGGGAGTAACTTGGTCGATTCTATTTAGTGCAGCATTGTAAATAGCCGTGCCTTTATTCTGCTGAGTCTGTGCGGCAGCAACAACATTAGGGTCCGGTGCTGCTGGGGCTTTTGGTTTACTTTTTCCCACAATATTCTCCTTCAATCCATTTGCATTCGGTCCGAAGCATTCCATAAATGACGCAATCGTCGTCTATAAAGCCTTGACGCATCAAACCCTCTTGTACGAACCCCAACCGTTCCAAAAATTTCCTAGTATGGATATTTCTCGAAGGAGTCAATGCTGTCACTCTAGCGCAATTAAGTTGTGTGAATGGATAGGCAAAGATCGCCGACAGAACAGACTTGCTCAACCAGTTGGCATTATCTGCTGCACATGACATCTGGATGTCTGCATCTCGGTAGTCGTGATATACGACAGCTCCCATCGGTACACCTGCGTCGGATGTGACTCCAATAGTCGTCATTTTCTCAAATGCATCTACATGGGCAATTCGAGTAGCAACCCAATCAGCAATTGATTGGTGCATTTGAGGGTCTTTTGCAATGAATATATTCACAGCACCCCGCCCAATCTAAAGACATATGTTACAGCCTGCCATGATGTAAGACTTCTGTTATTTACGATTCTCATGTGCAAAGCCCCAGCATCACCAACACCCGTGAGGCCTTGCCAATCAGTTTTTGTGCTTACGCCAGGGCTCCAAGGGAAGGTATTCCATAGCGCTGTATTCCATAAAGTTCCCCCGCTACCTGTGAATGAAGGTTGCGCAGCTGGATATGAGTCTGTGAAATCCATATCTATCCCAAGTGTGGCGGTAAGATCACCTGTCACATTGAAAATCGGCTGCGCCATCGAAATATGCTTTTGTCGTCCTGGATACCCAAAATATTGGAAAGCTGTCTTTGCCTCGCCAAATATGTAAGCTCCGTCATCAGAAAACCCCGTATCAGCTTTAGAAACGTAAGCAAAGCCATTGAGTATATCTGATCCAAAATACAGATCATTCCCCATAACTTCAAAAACATTAGAATTCCAACCTGTAAATCTGCACCATGCACCAGTAATAGTATTCATGACATACTGATATTGCATAGTATTTGTTATCTGCGGGATATTAACAACCATCTTGTCACCGGCAGGATAAAAAATAGCTTGCCATCCAAAATTATTGAAATATGCTCCCGTGTCATAACTTACCAGGTTAGAAATCTTATCGCTAATTGCAGTAGTAAGTTGAGAACGATCAGTGAGTAATGCTTTTGAAAGTGGGATAAAGCCATCTGTGGTTATAATTATCATATCTGATCCCCACCGAGCAATGCACCTACGACCCACAGGTCGGCCAACATAGAAATGTCCCGCCTTTGCCCACGAATTTGCATTGGCCGGATCGTTACCGGTGTACATTAGCACTTCACCCTCGGTCGAGACAAAGCAAATATATTCCTGTACCCCGGCAGCATTGTCTACAGTCCATGTCGCTATTACCTGCAGCGATCCACCCAAAGTCATCAGTGGACCAAGATCAAACTGCAATGCCGTCCCGCCGATAGCATTAGCAGGTAGATACCACGCCACCAAAGAATCCTGCTCCACGAAGAAGATGCGATTCGCGTACAAAGTAAGTTGGATGGCCTTTGTCGGGTCTATTCCTACCAAGGCTGGCGAAATGACCATAGTGCCTTGTGTAGTTGCACTCCCGACTGGCGTTGAAGCCATGGTATAAGTGAACGTGGTTGGCCCGGTTGGCGTAACAAGGAAAGTTCCGTTATATGCCACAGGGACAGAGCCAAATATGGTCACTTGATTACCTGCCTGAAGACCATGCGGGAATAAAGTTGTGACAGTCGCCGTAGTGCCAACATTGGTCATACTCACAATACGCTGCAACACTGTATATGAGCCTAGAACCGTTGCATCACCTGGTGGTATTTCGGCAAATGTGCCAACTACTGTTGCTACACCACCAGGGTCAGACAGCATCGTATAGTTGAGCGTGAATGCGTCCGCGACTGTCACAGAGAACTGCCCGTTATAAGCGGCAGGCGTTGCCCCAGTAACTTCGATGGAATCACCAGTATTCAGGTTATGTGGCCACTGAGAGACCAGCACGGCAGTAGTCGTGAGATTCGAAATGCTTACAGTGCGCTGAAATAGCGCATAGTCGCCAATGGTAGTCGCATTAGCCGACAAAACGCGCCCCTGAGTGCCAACGACCGTAGCATTTGATGCTGGTGTGGTGCTCATGGTGTAGGTGTACTGTGTCGGATTCAAAACCGTCACAACATACGTTCCGTTGAAATCGGCCGGGGTAGCGCCTGAAACAAGTACGGTATTTCCTGTGACAAGGTTATGGGGCGTAGATGTGGTAAGCGTGGCCAGCGTGCCAACACGGGTAATACTAGTCGTGACGATGTTTACGACATAACTACCCGGTGTAGTTGCATCGGACGCAGGGGTTCCCCCCATCGTATAGGTGAACTGTGTAGGGCTGGTGACCGTAATGGTGAACGTGCCATTGAACAGTGCAGGGGCAGCGCCGCTTACTGTTACAGAATTGCCTGTAGACAGCCCGTGCGGCGAAGCAGTTGTGAGCGTCGCTGTTGTGGTTACTCGCGTGATTGTCGATACGGTAGGCAGATTGACGTTATAGCCAAACTGCGTAGGACTAGTTACCGTAATTGTGAATGTCCCGTTATACAGAGCTTCTGTATTGCCTGACATTGTTACAGGTGTGCCATTCGAAAGGCCATGCGCGGAACCAGTATTGACTAGCGCTACAGCATTCGATTTGATTAGCGATAGGATAGCCTGAGCACGAATGTCGTAAGTGAATGTCGATGGCCCCGTGACAGTGACCTTGTAAGAGCCGTTATAGACAGCAGGCGAAACTCCGGAGAGAGTAACAGCAGAACCTGTTGATAGCCCATGAGGTGCATAGGTCGTTACTTGAGCAATCGAACTGTTGTAAGTGATCTTGGTAATGCTTTGGCCGCCAACAATTGATGGTGTTAGCCAAGTAGTGCCATTGTAGATTCGGGCATTGTCCTCGCCATTCACGGCGTAAAGGAACTTCCCACCCGGCGTGGATACGTTCACATGCTGCCAACGTGCACTTGTTAGTCCAGTGATGACTGGAGCACCTACAGCACCCTGTACAGTTGCATCATAAATGCCCGTTCCAGATGCAGCAAAAAGCTTAGAACCAGAGCCAGCGTTATATGCCATCAAGCTTTCAACTGCAGCGGGATACCCAGTAGACCACTTAAATGACCCATTCCGTAAATTTACGCTCGTCGTGCTTGGAAAGAAGTTATCCAGAGTTACCGCATCAGTTTGCGGCATCGCGGCCAATGCATCACGCGCGTTTAAACCGCCAACAGGCGCAGGAAGCGTCAGCGTCTGAGCTGCTGGAATAGTTGGTGGGCGCTTTTGTTTTGGAATGAACATATTATTGACCGTACTTGCTGTCAGGAATGTTTTCCCATCCAATAAGGATATCCAACGGCTCGGGAGCCATCTGCAGCGTTGCGCTGCCCTGGTCGTTTGCCTTCGCTATACTCAGCATGTTTTCGAATTCATCTTTGAACTGATCGCCAAAGCCTTTCGCCTTGTAGTACTCGTTCTTCAGGCCAAGAATCATCAAGCCATCAGGGAAAGCACATGTATCAGTGTCAGCGGTAAAATACTGCTTTCGAACAGCAGTGTTGCTTAGAACTGGAGCGTTGCTGATATATTCGAATCCTAGATATTCATGCGTGCTGATAGCTGGCCAGATCTGGAAAGTGCCGCCGAGAATGCGCCAGCGAATACGCGGACCAGTTGCGATATATCCAGATTTCAGCCATTGCCATTGCTGGCCAGTTTCAGGGCCGAGCATCTCCCAATGCTGCGTTTTATCCCACTGTGTGCGGTCATTTTGACGGTCATAGTCCGCAGGAAGAGCATATTTCGTCTTGCAGAAATTGATTGTCACAGTGCCCGAAGCTGTTGCAGCTTGAGTCATCGTAACCTGAGTGGAGCTATCCAGAGTTGAAACGTAAACGTCTTGATTCACGCCAGTTGCGATGACCTGATATGTCGAATCCAGTCCGGTAGTGGCCGACAAGCCCGTGATGATCGGGCTATTGTTAGTCAGCGTACCTGTGGCAGTTAGAAACTGCGTGGTAAAGCGATATTCAGTAGTGAGAAACTGCCAGATGTAATCACGCTGCAAATTATCCAACACCCTGTTAAGCAGGGCACCTAATTGAATCGTGTCTTGCACAGTAGAGCCTGTAACAAGAGTCGGGCTAGTAATCCCCATCTCTTGACTTGCAGCCTGGATAAGTTGCAGCATGGTTTTCATCTGTTATTCCTTTGGAGGACGACCACGGCGAGGTGCTTGTTCTTCCTGCGGTGCAACTTCGGTTTGCTTGGCAAGCGCGGCAAATCCGCTCATTTGCTGACGCATCTGCTCCATCTCAGCACGCATTGCTGCCATTTCCTGATTCGCGTGATTCAGTGCCGATGCATCTTTAGCGACACGAAGATAAGCCTGTGCTGCGTCACGGAACGCATGGCCACCCATTCCGCCTACCATGCCAAGGTTTTGCAATGCAATATCGCTCGCATTGGCCACATCCTCAACAGAGAAAAACTTCAGATGGCGTAGTTCTTCGACTTGTGCGGGAGTCAGTTGACTCCATGCGGACAAAGGAGTGCGACCAACCAAACGTTGATCGCCTTCGCGCTTCGATTTATAGAAATCCCACTGACGCGGGAAGCGCTTCTGATAATGCGGCGTGGCAAACGTATCAATGATATTCAACTGATCGCCAGGCGTAGTAATGCGCACCATATCGCAATCATCGAAGATCGGGCGTCCTTCACTTTCTGTGCGAAACTGATTTTGAATCGGCTTCGTATAGAAAATGACCGTCAGCGTATTATCGGGATTCATCGGATTTACAAAATCCGGATTAGCCATATCAGAAGCAAGCATGTTACTCATTTGATTTCCTTCAAGTAATTGAGGTATCAGTTTAAAGAAATGGGGAGAATTAATCTCCCCTTATTTTACGCGCTCAGGAATACGAAGTAACTACCATCGCCACGTGCGGCAAACAATGCGGCTTTACCAGCAGCGACCGATACAGATGCATTAGTAGCAGCAGTACCGATTCGCGAACCTACTGGCGGATATACCAGCAGGGCATTAGCACCCTGATTAAACACCGCAACGATATCGCCGCCGACAACGCGGGAAGTAGTCCCCGGTAGACGTGCGCCAGTACCAGATGCCACGGTGGTAAATTCAGTGGACGAGGCAGTCAGTTGGAATGCATCTGCTTGAACGGTTCCCGTAGCGGTTTGACTCGCCAGCCGGTCACCATTAATTGCAGATGCAGCACCACCAGACATACCAGCGCCCATTACATCAGCTTGGAATCCAGGCATGATTTTCTCCTTTCAGAAAGAGGGGCCGAAGCCCCTCATTGCCATCAGGTAATGGCTCCCTGAGCATGGGGCCGCGTGATTTCAACAACAGCTTGGTTAGCTGCTGGGGTGCCAGTCGCGGTCACGTTGATAGCGCCAAGCACTTGAGCGCCAGCAGCAGCCGTCGAGGTCAGAGCGCCGGAACCAGCCAGATAGACAGGAGCCGGGCCAGCAGCCAAGGTGCCATTGGTTGCGCACACTGCATTACCGTAGACCTGATACCAACCATAGCGGCCAGCAGTATTCGCCGACATTGCCACGGCCAGCGGACGCGCTTGGTTGGCGGTAGCTGCGGCCAGCGCAGTTTGACCGGTTGGGGTACCTGTGGTATTGCCGACATAGGTAACCACCGAACCAACAACGGTCGAAGCGACGCCCAGCAGGTAAATGAACTCACCGCCGCCATACACAGGGTCAACAGCTTTGATGACCGTACCGATTGGGTGATTTTGAACCGTGTCAGTCACGGCGATAGGCTGATAGCCAGCCAGCGGATCTTGAATGGTGTAAGCCATTTTATTTCTCCTTAATTATCTGGTTTAGGCAATCAGGACGCCCTGGAACTGCGAACCAGACATGGTCAGGTTACCGGCCCAGCCGTACAGTTTCACGATTGCATCTTGGTTCACGGCTTGACGTTCGCCGCCGATTGGCACGAAGTTGCGGTCTTTGTGTGGACGCAGGTAGATGTAGTCCGTGTTCAGGAACCACATGTGGTTGGCGGTTGCAGTACCGCCGACACCGCCTGCCATCACCACATCGGCAGAGGTGCCGCCACCGTAGAACTTCAGCGATGGGAAGCCTGCGCCTACACCACCAGTACCGCCTTCGCTCTGCACACGCTGGATAGCTTGCAGGGAGTTGACATACAGGTTGTAGTAGTTGGCGTCTGCGACAATCAGGTCAGCGTTATCCTTGCCACGTACCAGCGAGAGTGCCAGACGAGTCATGTATTGCTGAATGTTGGATGCAGATACAGCAGCACCGCCATTGGTTACGCCCGAGAACACCTGCGAGCGCCAGAACTGCCAAGTCGCACGGTCAATACCACCGTAGGTACCAGTGGTCGGTACATCAGGTACAGCAGCGGCCAAGCCGGTGATGTTTTTGCCGCCGTTACCGGTGCCATCAAGCCACAGGTCAGCCTGGATGCGGTTCAGCAGACGGGCCTCCGACACTTTCATGCGGCCTTCCAGCAGATCAATGATTTGCTCTTTGCCGCTGTTTTGCAGCATTTGCAGACCGCTCATGGAAACGGAGTCTGCATACTGCTTGATGGCGAACTGCGCAGCGGAAATCGGGCTATCAGGCGAGATGTTAATCGCTTCGTAACCAGAGTAAGAGCCACTGTTATCCGTTGCCGGATCGTTGTACATGATCTCTTCCAGGATCACGTTACCGCCCGAGAATGGGCGAACGTTGCCTTTTCGGTTCAGGCGATCCAGAAGGGGGTTATTGTTAGTCAGATTGTCAGCCAGAACGCCATTTCGGCTCTGGATGGTGGTTGCGATGATGTCATCAATCGCGCTATTTGCGAATGCCATGATGGCTCCTTTAGATTAGTTTTAAACCCTGCCGCCAGTCGATACTTGGTCGAAGGCAGCTTCAATTGCGCCACGGAGATTGCTAGGATTCGGGTTGCTGTTATAGCCGGCAGGAGTACCGGTACGGACAGAAACCGCAGCTTGGCGGGCTTTAGCCGCTGCTGCAGCCTTATTGGTCGATTGCTGTTGCAATTGCTGAGCGGCTTGACGCTGTTGCTCTGCTTGCCACGCATCTCCATCAAGGCGAACCGCCTTCTCATAAGCGGAATCGGGGTCGTCGGCCAATCCGGCATCAAGTAATTGAGCCATCACGGGACGTACCCGCTCAAAGTGCGGAAACTTTGACGCATCCGCAAACTTCGCGATCTGTTGCTGTGCTACCTGGTTTTCTTGCTGCTGGCGCCAACTAGTGACTCCATTAATACCCTGCTTCAATTGCTGAATCTCTTGCATCATTTGCAGCATGGTCGGATCAATTTGACCCTGCTGAGCTTGTTGCACCATGCCCAGCGGAACACCATAATCCTGTGCCAAGCGCTGGAACATTTGCAGTTTCTGCTCTGGAGAACCCATTGCCAGCGTTTGATGCGCTCGGCCCAAGTTCTGAATCCATTGCGAAGGCTCGATATTGTTCTGCTGCAGGATGGGCATGAATTCGGTCATTGCCTCAGTAAATTGCTTCGCCTGCTCTGCCTGGGCTTTATAAGCCGAAATACCGGTAGCGTAATTGGTCTCACGCTCAACGTTATATTGGTGAAGCTTCAACGCCTCATCCGGCGTGAGTGCCTCACCTCGGCCAAGCTTTTCATGAAGTGGCCGCATCTCACGTTTCCACGTGGTCAGCTCCTTCTTCGTCATCTGCTCGGCCGGCTGGGCTTCCACTTGTTCCGGCTGCTGGACAGCTACTTGCTGCTCTGGCTGCTTATCAGTCTTGGCAAAACGGCCATGTTCGTCACGTGCGCGCTGCTCTGCTGTCTGAACCTCCTGTTGCGGCTCGATAGCCTTTTCAGCAGCCTCGAAATTAGCTTCCAGCGTATCGCGCAAACTTGGCTCTTGAGCCACTTCCTGATTTTCAATGTCCATATTTAATCTCGCAAGTAATTGGAGGTTATTTCAGCTTCTCATTTACCACCTTGATTAAAGTTTCCTTTAATCCTGGCGGTGGTGTTACTGGTTTTGGCGGCTCAAGCTTTTCATTTCCTACTTCGATGCATTTATGGGCCTTCAAATGGTTCTTATGCTGACTACGGCTCATAATCATTTCACCCGTAATCATACTCCTATATGGGGAAATGTCATTAGCAACCATTGGCGCGACTATTTTGCGTTGCATGGTAGCGCCACAATGAACAGGTAAATCAGTATTCATATTGCTAATCGAGCGGTAAATATCCTCTTCATGCCCACATTGGCAAATCATTGCATAGATGGGCATTATTGACGTACCTCAGTAGAAATCTCATTGGTTGCAGTATCGGTAGCTGCATCCTGCAATTTAGCTTTGGATGAGATATTGGCCACTTCAATCTTAACTGCGGCCTGCAACTCTTCTTTCCAGCGATTGAACATTTCTTCGCGAGTCTGCTTGTCAAATTCAAATTGCTGGCGCTGCTGCTCCAATCGAGCTTCCAGCGCCGATTCATATTGAGCACGCTGTGCTTCCAGTTCATTGCGGCGCTGTTCTTCCTGCGACTGGAATTGCTGGCGGGCCAATTCAAGCTGTTTCTCAGCCTCGATATGTTGTGCATCGGCCTGCGATTTAGCCTGGATTTCTGCCTGTTTCGCCTGGATTTGTGCCTGCGCCTTAATCATCTCCGGATCTGGCTTAGGCTCTTGAGGCTGCTGGGCCTGCTTAACCAGATCATCAAGCATTTGGTCAATCATGCCTTCAACTTGCTTACCTACCTTGAAGCGCGTAACGCCGAACTTTAGCAATCCGACAGCAAGAGGAAGGATTTGGGGAGACGTTTGTGCAGCCTGAGTAACCTGAGAGATATATCCGGAGACGGCACCAAGGAATTGTGTGCTTTCCGCTTTCTCCTGCTGCTCATCCATCTGCACCATGGAATCACTGGATACTTCGATTCGGAATGCTGCCAATGGGCCTTCTTCCGTGTCCGCTTCGGGATTGAATGCGCGCTCACCCATGAGCAATTGAAGCGCTTGAGGGACCAATTGCTGATCTTCTGGCGTCAATTGGTCTGCAGCGGAGATGCGCAAGAATGTCTGCGGTTGGAAGTGCGAGCAGATGATTTCAGCCTTGATTTGCAGCAGAGAGGTTGCAAACTGCGCCACTTCCTCTTGCTTGGAGCGCAGACGCATATTGCCATACTGGCCTTTGAGTTTCTGAGCGCCATATGTCTCGGCTGGATCGGATGCCCCGCGAACAATGTCGGAGATGCCGACAAGCTGATATATGGAATTCTCCATTCGTTCAGCAGCGGCATATGCTTCGTTCAGCGCTGCGACGATAGGCGCAATATCTAGAATGTCCAGCGAGCCTTTGAGACCTGCCTTTTCGGAGAATCCCTGCCACGATTTGACGGGAATCAACGTTCCATTTGTCGCCTCTTTGAAAAGACGTGCCAACTCTGGCACCGCAGCATCATAGACGCCCTTGACAACTAGCATATCGATAAGACCATCGATACGCGCATAGAGCTTATCCAGTTGCTTAGCCTGATCCTGATACATTTTGTAGTCAGGGACCGGCACAAGCGTATCAGTCGTCATTGTGGCAAACAGAGGGCGCGGGCACGGGAAGAAGCATTCCAGGCCAAGCGGATCAGGCCGTTTATCGATAATCTGGCCTAGGGATTTGGACAGCCAAATAGCGTTGCCAGTTGCTTTATCCCAAATCTCATAAATGCACGCGAGATGCTTTTCGTTCAGTCCAGATGTTTTTTGCTGAGAATCAGTCGTGACCGCAGGCTTGGTATCGAATGGGATTTTGCTGACCCATTCTTCACCGAATCGTTCTGCGACAGCCTGCCTATCGAGATAGACCTTGCGCCATACTGCTGTCACTTCTTCCCATGTGCGAGCCAGCGAATGACCAAAATCACGCCAATGAACGTAATCAACCGGCGCGCATTCGTATTCGATCTGCTCACCCAGCGGTTCGGCTTCGTCAGCATCTTCAGTAATCTGCACGCCATCATCAGGCATGCCAGGAAGCGCAGAGAAATGAGGTTCATAACGTACCCATGCTGTACCACGACCACCAAGGAAACGGTCCAAAACACAGCCATTCATTGCTGCTTTGTAGTCGTAGTAATGCTCAATCTCGAATGATAGAGCACGTTCGAGCAGAAGAGATGCAACACGGCCTACTGGATCATTATCACGCCAGCGACGGGAAACATCTGGCTTAGGCAGACGGGCGAATGTGGCAGGCAGAAGGGTCTGAATGTTCGACCATAGAATATTAAAGTCGGCACGCTCTTTTTTCGAGCCTTCGGCTTCATCATAATCGCGGTAGCGTTTAGAGATAGCTTCGGCCCGTTTCATCCATTTCTGGAATGCGCGGTCGTAGGATGCAATGCACATCACCCATTGCTGAGCTTCACTTTGGGGCTGCATTGAGTCTTTATTCTGGTCTTCCATCAAATCCGCCCTTCAGTTCGGCGTGGAGTGGATGCCCACATTTCATCAAGTGTCATGGTGTTATTGCCTACCATAATACCGCGAATTTGCTCATTAACCTTTTTCACCGGTTCAGCCATTTGCATAATCAGGCAACCATAACTAAATCCATCGCCATCATGTGATGCCCAATCATGCAGAGGGTCAGAGCTAAAAATCTTCTTTTCCTCGTCATATTCATAGCGCCATGCTCTCAAACCATTCAAGCCGTTAGCACAATTAGTCTCATTGAATTTGACGCGAGGGATCAAAACCCTTGCCGCATTAACACGGTCGGCAATAGAAGATCGCGGAACCATAGCAATTTTATCAGCACCGAAATAATCTACAAATATTTCTACAGTTGATCGCTTGGCGCTAAATGTCTTTGCTCGGGCATCATGAGGAAGCCAAATACGGCCCAATACGTTTCGACCGCCATATTTACGCAGCCTGGCATCTAATCTTTGACACCATTCTTCAGCGTCAATACCAAAGCCGCTGTCATAGTCAGGGATCTGATAACCCCCGACCATTGGTTGCCAGAACCACCATGTAGCCGTATCGCGCCGGCCTAAGTCGCAGGTAATCTCAAATGGCGCGCCTTCTTCGTCATATTGAACGTCATCGCTTACCCGGCCTTCTTTCTCAGCAATACCCAAGCTTCTAGCCAAAATAGCTCCCAATACGGCAGCTTCAAAGGAGCATAGATATTCCTGTTCGAACTTCGCTCTGCCAAAATCTTCGCCAAAAGCACTGATGTATTCATGCAACTCAATTTCAAGCTGCTTCGGCGTCAAACTCCCAATCTCATACGCATCTAACCTCTGTGCAAATGCATCCTTCCCAGCCAGCATGTTTTTCTCAGCTGCTTTAAATGTAGTGTATGCATGGTTTCGACCGCGAGGCGTGGTAATAAATGCTTGCCACCCATTGTTTTCCGCGATAATTGGACGAAGATAAGCGCGGACATTTGGATTGGAGAGTGCCCACTCTGAGTAGATGATTCCTGCTGGCGTTGTGCCAACAAGACTGTCAGGATTATCAGAGCCTACAACCTGCCATGTGCTGCCATTGATGAACTCAATAGTCATCTTGGTATTGTCAACACGACGACGCAGCTCATGCGGAAACGCTTCATCAATACGCTTTTTGCCAGTAGATGGATTAACTGCGTCCCAAATCGCCTTCCGTGCTTGGCTATACTCAGGCAGCATGTGCCAATAGTTGGCAACACGTTCAAATGCGGCGCATGCAGTCCTATGCAAGCAAATGGCGTCCTTTCCTGCGCGGCGCGGCCAAATTAGCTCTGCATGCCTTCCACCATTCTCCAAATAGTTCCAGGCAGCCAACTGATAATCACGTGGCTGCCAGTTATTGGGGAGGCGGATTACACTCAAAGCAGAACTTCCTGCCCTGGTCGAGCGGTGAATGTAGGTGCGCCTGCCGTGTTTTCCGTATCCAGGCGCAACCATGTTCCGGCCGGAGCAATGCCAGTCAGCGTACCAGTAGCGTTTTGCGTGATGTTCAGCCCGATAGTGAGTGTCCCTGTATTGCCATTGACGAATCGGGCCAACTCTTGAGCGCCAGTAGTGCAGGAGCTATTCGTGTAGGTTCGCAGATAGACAGTGCCAGTCTGGCCGCCAGATAGGCTAAGCGTGGTGGACACATCTACAGCATAGGTAACGAACGTATCCCTTGATGCGGACACTTGGAAGCATGAGTTGAGCGTACGCGTGGTGTAGCTGAAGCTGCGCGATGGAATGGTGGGGATGGTCGGCTTATTCAGAATGACAGCCAATCCGCTGACTGCATTCCAATCGGCGTTGACAGGAGGCGTAGACACCGACAGAACGCCGCTGGACAGCGTCAGAGTGCTATCCAATGTGGTAAAGGTTGGATTGCTCGGGTCAAAGGTTAGAAAGCCTGGCGAGGAAGGAGGGCCGACCAATAGCTGTTGCGAGGCGGTGTCGTCATTGTTGCGCTTCAGTACCACCATGGAGTTCGGGCCAGCATGAGCAACCACGCCGATAAATGCCCCCATGAGCACGCATGAAACGACAACCAAGATAGTCTTTTTCATATGCAGCGCCTCCAATTAGTTCCACCTACGCAGCGATAGGAGTAAAGATCCCCACCAGACAATGCAGTCACCAGGCCGGACACTACTCCACCACCGACGCTAAGCGCAGCAATCGATTGACTGGTAGTAATGCAGCAAAGTTGCCCCGTACGAGGGGAAGATGGGAAGTTGACCGTCAGCGTAGCCAATGCACCTGCTGGCGTAAGCAGCATGATTCGGTCGTTCTGGTCACTTGTGAATGAGACTGTCGCGCCCGTTGCAGGGGATGCGCTGTCAGTCTTCATCTGCGCAGCATCTGCTGCTGCCTGGGGGCTGGTTCCGCCAGCTCGGCTGACGCCGGTCATTACGAACTCTCCCCGGCGTAGAACTCAATAACAGCCGTACCAGTTCGGCAAATAGCGCTCACAAACTTGTTGCTGTCATTGGGGATCGAGAATGTCACGTCAGCACCAGAAGCCACATAGCAGCTCGTAGTGACACCATTCGTTGGCAGCGTAGCCACAGCCAAAGCTGCTGTATCAGCAACACAGATGAATGCCGCATTAGGGCCTTCGTTGACCACGCGCAGAGTGTTGCCAGAGTTAGACAGCTGAACCGCAGCAGATGCAGTGGTAGTAGCGTTGACCGTGGTGACCTTGGATTGCGCGCTGAATAGGTTAGCGATTTGCATAATTGACCTCAGTTGTTATAAAGCATGCCTTCCCATGCAACACCAACCGTTATGTTGTTATTGCTGGTAAATACACATTGCGGAATGAAATCAAAGCGTGATGCTACTCTTATTCGAGTTTTAGCATCTAACGCATATGGCTGCGCATCAGTAGTATCAATTTGCCTTGGAGCGGTTGTTACTCCATTTGGATTGCGGAAATTAAGCCTGAAATCTGCACCACGAGGTGTACCTCCGCCAG